TAATTCCTTAAATAAAGTTTTCAAAGACAGATGCAGCGTCACGCACCTTGCCTGATTTTTGTAATTGAGCCATAGTCTTTTTAGCTTGGTCAGTATTTACAGATGTATTACTGTTACCAGACTTAATCGTCTTAGGCGGTTCACTAACCCTCTTGTTTAGTTGAGGCTTAGACTGTTGTAATTTGTCGTACTGCATTGCTTTATACAATGCCATAACGTGCCGAGCATCTCTTACTGCTGATAGCTCTTGGTCTGAGAATCCTAAGTTCTTTGCAAACTTACGCAAATCTGATCTTAGTGTTTCACCTTTTACTGGATCGCTGTATTCCGGTAGTGTTTCAGACAATACGGCAGCCTGTTGAGATAGATATTGCTGCATTCCTTGCTGTTGCTCCGCTTGTTGCATCTCTGCAATGCGATTACGTTCAGCTTGTATTGCGTATAACTTCTCTTTGTTCTGCGACATCTCTGCCACTCGTACAGCGTAACCAATAGGGTCGGACTCTTTTAGATACTCTAAATCCTCTACTGGTTGTTGAGCATTCAGTAATTGCTCCATTGCTTGCAACCGTTCTGCATAAGCATCACGCATATATTTGGCTTCTTCAATAGCTTGTTGTTCAGCCTCTACTGCTTTGCGTTGCTCTGCTACTTGTTGCGTCTTTTTGGTATAGTCAGCACCTTGTTGGGCTAGTGACTTTAGTTCAGTTAAGGTTAGTTCTTTATCCTCGCCACCGACTTTAACTTGAAACCGTTGTTCGTCTTGGTCTGATACAGACTCCTCTGAGCCATCATCGCCTTGCTCTTCTTGCTGCGCTTCTACCTGCTCATTCTCTTGTTCTGGTTGCTCTTCTGCTTGCCCTTCTTCGGGTGCTTCCGATGCATCCATTAAACCTAAGAATGCGTTTTGTGCTTCATTGATAGTGCCAGTACTCTGTGTGTCACTCCCGTTAGGGTTGGTGTCGGTAGTCATTTAAATCTCCAAATGCTAGTGCGCCTAGCCACGTTTTATAGATACTATAAAATCTTCCAGCGTTTTGCATTAATCTTGCGATCATCTGCCATGCCCACTATATGAGCCATTACTTCACGGATGGCTGTTAGCTTTGTGTAAGCATCTTGTCGCTCATCGTAATCGTAAAGCGGTGAATTAGCCCACCGTAGCATTTGTAAATCTTCCATCTCTTTAAATACATCCAAGAAGTTTTGGTCTTGGAGCATATTGTTTGCCCACTCTGATTTGGTCATTTATACACCATAGGTTGTGTTAATATCAAAGTTTTCTTCCATATCTTGTGGTTCAGCCTTTATACCACCTTTTACCATTTCATTCAAGCTAGTGATGGCTGACATAATAGCGTTAAGCTGTTCTGTCTGTAGTTTACCGTCTGTTGCCTGTGTCTTAATCTCAAGCTCCATCTGTTTCAATTGAAGCTCGGCTTCCTTGATACGGTAGTCACCTTCCATTTGCATTTGTTTCTGTTGCATCTCTAGTTCTTTACGAGCGTTATCTACCTGCATTTGCTCACGGTCTAGTTGCAACTTAGCTTGGTTAGTTTGTGCAGTAAGTTGAGCCTTGTCTGCTTCTACCTTAGCATATAACTGTGCTGCTTCAGACGTTGGATCAGCAGGTGGCTGTGATGCCTGTTGCATTATTTGCTGTTCAACCTCTGGTGTAATGTCATTAATGAATGATGTGGTGTCTTTAAAGCCAGCCATCTCAATCATGCGACCAAGAGTGCTACGGTATTGCGTTACAGTCACCAATGGGTTATTAGCACCGTACTTGCCGATGATCTCTTCCTGTTTAGCCATAATCATTTGCAGCATAGCAATCTGCTCTTGGCGGTTACCGTTACCCAAGCCTACGTTGATTGATACATCGTATAGGTCAGACCATTCACGTGGGTCATAAGATACCCATTTGCCACGCATACGGATTGTCTTAGCTTGGTTTTGGTATTTGCATAGTAGATGCAGGATGCCACGGAATAATGATTTAACACCTGTTTCAGCAAAGATACGAGCCATTAACTCTAACTTACCTGCTGACTGTTGCATCATGGCTGCCACGGCTGTTGCTGTAGTGTTCTGAAGCACGTTAGCATCAAGACCTTGCTGCAGGTCACTAACACCGGTACGTTTAGCCTGTACGCCATCCAAGTATTCCATCATTGGGAATGATTGACCGGCTGTGTTTGCTACTGTTAGTTGATTTACTGCTTGAGGATTCTTAACACGGATAACACCACCGGCAGTAGACGTTAGCAAGTCATCTAGATTTACTTGCCCCTCTACGGCAGTTACTCGTGCGTTGTTAGTTAGGTACAAGTTGTCTAGCATCTGACGCAATATAGTAGACTTGGTTAGTTGCAAGTCCATTGTCCTATCGGCTAGTGACTGACCAAAGAATTTGTGTGGGATAGGAATCGGGCATACAGAGTGGAATGGCACGTAGTCGCACTCTTCATTAGATAGAATCTGCTCACCACCGATGATAACCCTGCGTAACTCTAGCAAGCCATTGTCGTTAGTATCTACCTTGATGTAGCATTCAAATATCTCTACCTCTTCCATTGATAGGTCAGTAGACTGTGCGTAGTCTGGCATCTCGTCACGACCAAAACGTGCTAGTCGCTCTGGTGAATACTCTAAACGGTCACCGGCTGGGATAGTATCAACGATAGACTTCTCGTAGCCCATAGCAATCAAGTCACCACGAGCAATCATTCTACGGTGTGCTGTGAATGGTGAGTCCTCAATGGTTTTAGCACGTTTGCTAATTAGGAACTCTTCAGGTGGTACGTTCTCAACAGCGATACGGCTGTCATCTTGGATGCGCTCAATCGTTACGTTATGCGTGTTGTAAGCAAAGCCATCAATACCAATTACTATGTCAGTCACTTGCTTGGTTATTTCCCACTCACCTGTCTGCATAATCATGGCTAACTCGTCATCGGTTAAGCCTTTGTACTTCTCTTTGATGGTGTCTTTCTTCTCTTCCCAGTAGGCTTTAACAACACCAACCTTCTGAAGCAACGCATCCTTGAACCAATTGTGTAGGATTAAGAAGCCATCGTTGTCTTTATAGAATACCCAGTTAGCCATGTCACTAGCTTGGTCAGCCAATGGTTCTTCACCATCTTTAGTTGGCTCAAAGCGTACAGCATCCTCACAACTGGTGAAAACACGTATAAGCTGTGGAAGAGCGCCATCCACCGCCTCCGCTACTTCCCCTGTTACAACTTGGCTACGACCTTCTACCTCAGTTCCGTACTTATCACGGAAGTAGTAGTTCATGGCATCAGCACGTTCTTGAACAGTATCGGACTCTAAGTAGCCAATAGCGTTATTGATCTCGTCAGCACATAGTGCCTTTAACTCTTCTTGATTCATCATTATACGACCCATGCCTTATTTTGTTGTAATGGTTTAGACCATGTTGTATCTACTTCTACTAACCCTATTGCTAAGTACCTAAACGAGTCTGCAAAGTGTGATGACCAATCATGTACCGGCTTATCATAAAACACGTTCTGCTTCTCGTTAAACTCTCGTCTATAGTTACGCAATGCTACCAGACCGTTCTTTGTGCCTTCCATATCAAACCAGCATCTTGGCAGCATACGTCTGACTGCTTGAATGCCATCTGCTATAGATAGGCTTGGTGCTACAGTAACATCTAATCCAGCTTCCATTAAGACTTCTAACCTGCTGCGACCTGTGGTCATCTCTCTAACTCTTACATCGTGCGGAAGTATCTGCTGACCCTTGTCATAACCATTATCACGTAACCAACTAACATAGTAATCTAATCCTACTCCGTGGTTCTCAGTACAGTCTATTAGCTGTATCTCTTTACCGACTATCTGCGCTACCCATATACAAGTAGAATCAGACACACCCAAATCCCAGCTACAAACAATCTTTGCCAAGCCGTCTTTAGGTACTTTAGTAACTCTGTTCTCGTTATCGGCTTCATGTAGTAGTGCGCCAAAATAACTACCCTCCACCGGTGAATCAAAAGAACATTCAAATTCCTGTTTATACTTGTCCTCGCCCATCTCGTTCTTAGCACTAGCCAACTCTTGTGGGTCTAGTATGCCAGTATCACTAGCCTTAAACTCTAAGAACTTCCAGCCCTCTGTTACTAATGCTCTTTCCTTAAAAGAAAGAAAGTGATTGTTACCACGAGGTGTCCCGATAAATAAACAATAGCCCTTTCTGTCGGCAAGAGCCGGTCTAATTATCTCGTTCCATATCTTTGGATCTTGATCACCTACCTCGTCTAGTACAACACCATCAAAGTATTGACCACGTAAGCTGTCACCATTCTCACTTCCGTACAGGCTTATCCTTCTCCCTAGGAAGTCCACTCGTAGCTCTGCGATGTTTGCAGTACCACCAAGTGAGCGAGTATATTCTACTAGGTAATCCCATGCGACCCTTTTAGCCTGTGAGTAAGTAGGCGCTATATAAGCATACCTAGGATTCTTTTGTGTGTTCTGTAACGCAGAATGTATCAATTGTACAATCGCAGAAACAGTTTTACCCATCCTACGATGAGCTACTGCCACAACAAACCGATTCTCTTTTACTGCCTTGTGTATCTCTTTCTGTGGTAACCGAGGCTTGTAGCCTAAATCAATTGGGTTAGTAGTTGTCATCTATACCCGTTACCACTTGTATCAGCAATGGTGCATCAGCATCACCGCTTATCTTGTTCTCTTGGACTACCTTGCCATCCATTCTGTCAAAGACTTCTTTAATGGCTGATACGTCACCTTCTTCTGCTTTAGTCACTAGAGCTTCTGTGATAGTTCTAGCTCTTAATGCCTCATCTTGTATTAATACCCTTCTCAGAGTATCGTTCATCAACCTATTGATTTTACTTGAATGAGAATTGTTCTTATTCGCTTCTGCTGCCTTAACTCTGGCTGCTTCTAATTGTGCTGCTTTTTCGTCTGTCATTTTGTTGTGACTCCTAGTAGGTTGGTCACCCTGTTGTTAAAATTAGTATTGCGGTCTTGCTGTTGCTTTCTGTTTACCGTACTTGGCTGACATCTGGCGGATCTTGTCTTCGTTCATTACTGAGTTAACTTTCTTATCTGCTATAGCTTGCTTAATGCCAGCTAGGTTTTCTTCGTAATCTCTTACTGCATCTACTTGGCGATCTTTATTGCCTAGCATTCCATCGTATAGATAACTTCTAAGTTGATATGCTTTCGCTCTATTTTCAGCTTCATCATACGATACATTAGGTGAAGTTGCATACTGATAACCACCACCGTAATTAATTGCCACATCTAATGGTGTCCTATCATATCGTTTGAAACCAACTTCTGGATTTTTACTTACTAGTGATTGACTTAATTCGTCTGGATAACCATCATGCGCCCAAGCCTCTTGAGGATGCATAATTGAGTTTAATAGCGCACCACCGTGACCTGAAACTAATGTCTTAGCCTTTTCCCAAGCAGACATATTGCTAAATATATTGTTGTCTAATAGTCCAGCCATATTCTACCAATGATGTATTGCGTTAATGATAAGTGTAATGTTAGCGATTACAGCTAACAGGATAATAAACCAATGGTCGTTCATTAAGCTAATTCAGTTACGCATACCGTTGATGATGTAGTCGCTGCATCTTTAATATAAGCCATCTTATTGCCGGCAGTAACCTTAAAGAACTCTACGCTATTGTTTGGAATCATTACGCTTGTAGTAATAGAAGCCGTTGGATTAGATCCAAATTCCACATGGCAATGACCTAATGATGCTGCTACACGAACTAAAGTAGTGCCAGTAGCAAATGCTGCTGATTGTGCTGAAGTGTTACCGGCAGAAAATACTTGTGATACAGCCGGTGTATATGCCTCAACTAAATTACCATTATCATCTTTTTGAATTATACTCATAATTATTTACCCTTCATTTTATTTGCTTCGCTGAGAGCGATTGCTATCGCCTGCTTACGTGACTTAACTACCTTGCCACCCTTGCCGGAGTGAAGCTCTTTGTCTTTATACTCGCCCATAACCTTGCCAATCTTTTCTGCTGCTTTATCTAATCGCATAATTAATCCTCGGTTTCAAAGTCTTTACGTTCCCATACAGAGCATAGACGGGAGTTATGGCAAATCAAATCTAGCTTATGACACCAGCCACGTTGAGCTTGACCATCATACAGGTCGTACTTGTTTAGTGGGATGGCTTCCATAGCCTCAAACATTTCGGGAGTGTTGTCGTAGTATTCGCAGTTACCGCATCGTTGACGCTTGGCTTCTGCTGGTGTGATTCGGAACATCTTAGCCATCTTTGCCCAGTACTCGGTATTAGGCAAACTTGGGTTCATTGCTCCTAGAGAATAGTTATCAATGGCATTCTTGGTGTTGTCAGCAATCTCTTTGGCTGTGCCAATAGTAGTTTTTGTGTCTAACAAACCTCTTGCCATAGTTATTCCCTTAAAAATTAGGAGGCTCTCGCAACTAGACTGCCTCGGAGTCTACCCTACCACGTCTGGGGGGCGATGATTGCTTTCTAGCGATGTACTGTCGCTGGAATAAAAGAGTAATGCAGACTCGCACTACTATAAATCGTTACGTGACTTTACCATACTTATCAATCGTGGTCAATATATCACTTTTAATGGTTTTAACTATGGTAACGTGTCTAAAAAAGAGCATAATTCGTACATATACACAATGACGTGTACATAAAACAAAGGAATCTAATCATGTGGACATCACCAGCAGCTACTGAAATACGTTTCGGTTTTGAAGTAACTATGTACGTAATGAACAAATAGTATATAGATTGTATATACCCAGTTATGGAGTTACATTCTTCATGATGTCTTCATGGCTGGGTTCTTGATTGTTTAATCTTTTAAGTTCTGCATTAGCATAGAACAGTATCTTTTTAATTCCCCTTATCTCGTCACAATGTGATGCCTGACCATAACGGTAGCACTCACGGAATATCTCACCGATCTGTGCGTTCATATTCTTTGCGCTAATCAAGTCCTGTAACTCATTAGCATTATTAGGCAACTCATAATAGCTTGCGCTTGAACCATCGCTAGTAACTCTCATTACCAATCTGCCGTTGACATTAAAGCACCGCTTACGTGGTTTTTAGGTGACTTCATGTTAGCCCTGTCTATTGCACGTTGAGTCATGTATAGATTGCTTAGTTTCCTGTCATCAAAATTAATTACCCTAGCACCTTCTATTGTTGGTGTGTTTTCGCTAACCTTTGTTTTGTATTTCTTAGGTGATACATACTCTAGCGCATCATCGTAGTTCATTAACTTGGTAGTGACAAAGCTGTAGTACTTACGTGTGCCGGTGTCGCTAACAATAATGCTTTTCATAAAGCCTCTAGCCATTAAGCTCTTAATTGTGTTAGACGCAGTATTCTTATCAGCATCTAATTGTTGCTTCATGTCTGTTAAAGTCTTAGGCAATACGCAAAATTCTAGGTAGACGTTGTATCTAGCGACCATCTCTTTTGCCATCCTGTCTAACTTGGCTTCTTGTTTTGCGTATGAGTCTGCTATTCTTTTCTCTCTAAATACTTGCTCGGCTGCCTTGGCTTCTTCTTGCGTCTGATAATTGCCAATGTGGATAATCTGGCATTCTGAGTCCCTAGCCGTTACTACCCATGCGTCAACCTTCTTACGAAAAACAATCATAATAAACTCCTAACTTTCTCTAATAATTCTATTTCTGTCCCAAATTGGGACTCAAATGCTAATCTACCTGCGTGATAAGCTACCTTATACCCACCCGTCCTATGATGCGATGGACATAGTGGTATAGCGTTCTTGTAGTCATTACGCATACCAAGTCCCATACCAGTTCTGAGGTGGTGAATTTCCGCTGGCGCACCACAAACAATGCACCCAAGATCAGCAACCCTACTAAGATATTCTTTTTCATTTTTACTCGCCATGTTTAAAAGTTTTCGTTAAAGACAAATCCAATGCTGCCAGCCCAAATCTCTACGTGACGCTGGTAGTCTGCCATCTCTGCGGTAGATAATTTAGTTGTACTCTTTATGGCTTCAATTGTTTCACCATTTACTACACTTTGACTGCGTAGAAACTTCCAGCCCATCAGCTCATGAACCTTATCTGGTGACTCGCCAATATATTCGCCAAGTGATCCATACAGCTTCCATAAGCGTGAGTTTTGTTCTAGGTTACGTGTGTGCGACTTGATCGTTACGTTAGCCACATAACCCTGTGATAAATCTAGTGCCTTAATCTTTTCAAACAAGTAAGGCAAGTTACTGCTGCTAATATTGAATGATTTAATTTCCATCTTTAAATAAATCCTTTATCTTTCTGCGTGACTCTTGAGATGTAGCCACTTTCACCGTTTCTATTTTGTCTTGCTTTATTTCACCAGTAAATACTCTAGTTCCGTCTGTTGCCCTAAATTTACCTGTGAACCCAGCAGCCTTCATGCGCCTTATAAATTCATTACAGGTAATTTCAGTCACTAAATACAGCCTTTACTAAAATGTCCATGTAAGCAGGGATCGTAAACTTGCCGGACTCGTACTTGGCAATGCTATCCCTAGTCTTAAACAACTTAATCCCAAATTCTTTCTGTGATAACCCTGTTTTAGTGCGTAGTTCTTTTAACTCTGTGTGCGTCATTAATAATCCTTTCTGTCGTTGATAGAATTATTATATATCACGCTGTATAAAATATGCAAGAATTACTTAGCTTTTCTTTTAGCTGCTTCCAATGTGTCAAAGTACCCTAAGTTTTTATTGCGCTGGCTAAGACCATACTTGATGCCGGTAGGCGAGAAGTATTTTGCTATAGTCCACGATCCAGAGCTAATGTGGTACTTGTCTTGTTCAACCCACCGCATAATTTTCTCCTAGCAATTTACGTGCAGCATCTACTGACATCTCTGGAAAGTTTTGAGGAGTCTTTAATATTCGTTTAGCCCAACCATGAAAGTCATCTTTTGGTTTGATTTCTTTTGCAATAAACTTGTTTAGCTTTTCAACATTTGCTTTGTTATCAGCAATACTAACTGGAGCTGGCAGCGCATGATATTCAGCTTCCCTTGGCTTGCACATCTGAACTATGTCGGCAGGTTGTGGTAGCTTGTTTGGTGTGTCTGTCCACTTATCAAATGCACGACCTACTGCGCTAAAATCATATCGTTCTAGCTTATGCCACCAGATCCTCAGCATCTCTTTCTCTGGTAGTGGCTTTCCATAAATAGTAAAGACTGCGTTTACCATGTCTTTAAATGCTTTTTTGTCAGTTTCAATCATGGCAACTCCTAGAATGGTGATTCTTGTACAGGTGCTTCATCTTGCCAGCGACCTTGGTTTAAGTAAGTAGCAGGGTTAGGAATGTATTTACCATCTTCTGCTTGCCATTGTTTAGTATCTCGTTGCCAGTTAATAGCATCAATTACTTTTATTATGTCAGGGTTTGCTTTATTCCATGCTTTACGTGCAGCCTCTTTACCTACTTTCTTTGGGTACTTGTACCAGAAGTCTTCAAAGTAATTTTCAAGCACGTTAGTGCGTATAGGTTTTATATTGGTTAATGGTTTATGGTTAATGGTTATTGGTTTATGGTTAGGTGACGGTTCGTCTACGGTTCGTGTACGATCTGTGCTTTTTTCTTTACGCTTTGCTTCTCTTTCAATAGCAATCTCTTTGTTTTTATCAGCTTTAGCGTGGTACTCTAATAATTCTTGCAATATTCTATCCTGTACATATTCACCATCTTTTGTAATAGTAAAGAACCTACTAAGAACAAACTTAACCGCATCAATCTCAGCCTCTGTAGAAGCCCAAGTCCATTCAATAGCAAGTTCAAGTGTTGGAAATACTTCACGGTCATAGCACGAATCAATCAAGAGCGTGTACGCTCCGTGCTGAAGCATTGTTAGCCTTCCAGCCTTCTTAGCGTAATCGCCAAGATTTCTTTTGTAATAATGCATTTGCTTTCTCCATAAAAAAAGCCCTAGACAACACTCTCATCTTTTTTAGGGATGTTGACGGACTGGCTAGTACCAGCAGAGTGTTGACTAAGGCTTACTAGTTGTTCACCGTCAAGTGATGTAATAACTATAAACTAACTTTTAATTTCATGCAAGTATTTTGTGATCTCCTCTTTAGCTTCATCAAAACCATAGCAGACAACCGGCAAGTAGTTCATTGAACTAGCTGCTGCCATAAACTCTTTCTGACTATCTGACACTTTGCCAGACTTTGCCTTCATCTCAATAAACATTCCGTGGTACTTACTATTAGGAATCATTAAGAATAAATCGCTGACTCCGGCAAGCACTCCCTCTGCCTTTAAATTGACTGCCGTGACTATGTGCCTAGACCCACCGTTAGGAATCGCCCATAGGTGATACTTGTATTGCTTGTATTGCATTCTGAACCATGTAATTAGCATGACCTGTTCTTGATGTTCTGATACTTTCATAATTATTTTCACTTTATGTATAAATAATGCTTGACATGGCTATTTGCTGTTGATATTATACACACATCGCAGCAAGTTATGCGATTAACTTAATAGAAACAGTGGAGAATAAAATGTTAATAACTGCTCAAATTAAAAATGATGTAACAAGTGATGAAGATTATTTTGTTTTAGTTCAATCAAAAGGTAAAGAAAAATCTTATTTCAATATTTCATATTTAGAGGCTATTAAAAAATTTGGTATTAAACTTCCTGAAAAATATGAAGTTCAAATTAACGGTAACTCAATAGCAATTACATACTAACTTAATGCCCTTCGGGGCATAAATCAATTAAATAGAAACGGTGGAGATAAAAATGTACACAATCAAATCTACAAAATTCCCAAAACAAAAATGGGACATCTTAGAAAACGGTAAAGTTGTCAACTCTACCTACAATTCCTACAAACTAGCTTGCGCCTTACTTAACCAATACCAAATGGTTGAGAAGGTATACACACGTGTTGCTGAGATAGAAGCATCTGTTTGCCTATTCAAAGCTAAATGTGACCGTGAAACAAGGGAGGCTCGTAATGCACACTAACGACCTAAAAGACCCAAAACTTGAGCAGATAATAAAAGAAATACAAGCAATGCGTAAAGAGTTTGAAGAGTTAGAAGTTAAATTAGCTAAACGTGAACAGGAGAATAAAGATGACTGATTACAAAAATTACAAACCTAAGACAGACCTAACACCGTGGATAGAAGGCATTTGCTTTGTTGGTGTGGTCTTGCTCTCAATTTTTCTATACTTGCTGTTGGTGGCTTAACATGGAAGACAATCGTCAAGATACAGATTTTATAGAGCTAGAAGAATACCTAGAGTATTTAATAGAATGTGCTAATAAAGAATTAAACGAATTACGAGGAGAAGAAAATGTCGGTATTTAAAACACTAAGCGGTATAGATGTAAACCAGCACGTAGAGAAGAAGGGTCAGTTTACTTACCTATCTTGGGCATGGGCTGTAGCAGAATTACGCAAGGCATCGCCAACAGCTACATGGGAAGTTATTAAGACTGATGGCTTGCCGTTCTGCAAAACAGAGTGTGGTTACTTTGTTGAGGTAGCTGTTACGGTAGATGGCATTACACTAAGCCAGATTCATCCGGTGCTAGATAACAACAACAAAACAATACCAGTACCAAATGCTTTTCAAATCAACACATCAATACAGCGATGCCTAGTTAAAGCAATTGCTCTGCATGGTCTAGGTTTGTATATTTATGCCGGTGAAGACTTGCCTTCTGTAGAACTTGAGTCAGTAGATGTTTATGTCGCTATGATTCGTAGTGCTAAAACAATGGCAGAGTTGCAAAAAGTGTTTATAGATGTGCGTAACACAGTTAAATCTAACCCAGCTTATACAGCACCTATAACAAAAGCAAAAGACGATATGAAAGCACTATTTGAAGGGATGACAGCATGATTATTAAATCACTATACGGCTTAAAGTCACCTAGCCAAAAAGAGATGGCAGACCGTGATGCTAAGATAGCAAAGGCTCTAAAAGATTTAGGTCACAAGTGGCTACTTTCAAAACCAATGCCGAGGATTAGATAATGCAAGGTACAGAAGAATGGTTTGAGTCACGCATTGGCAAAGTAACAGCCAGTCGTGTTGCAGATGTGTTAGCCACCATTAAGACAGGCGAATCTGCTAGTCGTAAGAACTATCGCATGGAGCTTGTATGTCAACGTCTAACTGGTCAACGTGAGGAAGGCTTTACTAACTCACACATGGAGCGAGGCATTGAGCTTGAGCCATTAGCCAGAGCAGCATACGAGTTTAAGCAAGGTGTTACGGTAACCGAGGTAGGCTTTATTGACCACCCAAGCATTGAGATGTCTGGTGCTAGTCCAGATGGTCTTGTAGGTCTTGATGGTCTAGTAGAGATTAAATGCCCTACGGCAGCCAATCATATAGATACGCTACTGTCCGGCAAAGCACCTAGCAAATACATACCGCAGATGCAATGGCAGATGGCTTGTACTGGTGCTAAGTGGTGTGACTTTGTTAGCTACTGTCCAACAGTAGGTGATAACCTAGCATTGTTTGTAGTTCGTGTTGAAAGAGATTACGAGTACATAGATGAAGTGCAAAATGCAGTAAAATTGTTTTTAACAGAAGTAGAAGACTTAACAACTAAACTAAAGGAACTAAAATGACAATAGACAAATGAATAATCTTAATGTTATAATTACATTTTAATTTATTCATTCTAGGAGTTATTAAATGGCTAGCAAATTAGATATTACTAATATGAAATTTGGAAAACTAACTGCAATTAAACCAAATGGATTTTATCAATCTCCAAGCAGAAAGCATATTTTATGGTTATGCAAATGTGATTGTGGAATAGAAAAAACAGTTAGATTAAATTCTTTAAGGTCTGGAAAATTACAATCTTGTGGATGCTTACTTAAAGCTGGAAATAACAAAACTCATGGAATGTCTAGAAATAATAACCGAACTCCAGAATATACAACTTGGTGCAAAATTAAACAAAGATGTTTAAATAAAAACTCAAAAGATTATTTTTTATATGGAGGTAGAGGCATAACAATTAGTAATGAATGGTTAAATTCTTTTGAAACATTTTTTAATGACATGGGATTAAAACCAGGCAAAGATTATTCAATAGATAGGATAGATAACTCTAAAGGATATTCAAAAGAAAATTGCAGATGGGCAACAAATTTTACTCAATCACGCAATAAAAGAACTAACAGATTTTATGAATTAAATAATATGAATATGTGTATGACTGACTGGGCAGATTATCTTGGAATTTCATTCACAACTCTTAATGAACGATTAACAAAATGGACTTTAGAAAAGTCTTTAACTACATTTAAGGAGAACTAAAATTAATAATTTAAACGCAACAGGTCGCTTAGGACAAGACGCAAAATTAAGTTACACGGCAAACCAAGATGCAATCTGCAACTTTTCAGTATCGCTGACTGCAGGTTACGGAGATAAGGCTACCACTACGTGGTTGAATTGCTCGTTGTGGGGTAAGCGTGGGGAAATATTAGCACCAATGCTTCTTAAAGGCACGCAGATAGGCATTACAGGCGAGATCAGCTTGCGCCCATACAAAGCAAAGGATGGCACAGAGAAATCAAGCCTAGAGTGCCGTGTTAGCACAGTAAGTTTGCTGGGTGGTAAGGCAGAAGTTAAGATTGAAGGCAAGCCACATACGGTTGAGCATTTTATGGATAACGTAGAATCAGATATACCATTCTAGCGTATAGGTCGTGTTATGAAACTTAAATGGCACGACCTTCTTTTGAAACCAATAAATTTATGGAGTTTACCTATGTCTAGCAACCCTGTAACTGGAGATAGCCTAGTAAGTAAGATTGGCAGCAAAGAACAAAAGCAAAAGTATGATGAAGGCTTTGACCGTATCTTTAAAAAGAAAGACCCAATTTGCAATGTGTGTGGCAAGACTTTAAGCACTACGAAAGAGTGTGCATGGACTGGTTGCCAGCTTAACTGGGATGAAGACCGTGTAGATACTATTGGGCAAAATGGCAATACTGGGGAACACTATGAAAATAGCAATTGAGATTGATGATAACAACGTCATCGCTGATATGCTTGACACGATGGTGTTGTCGCACCTAAAGACCTGTAAGCAGAATATCATTGAATGGCAAGCTACTAATGAAGAAGACATAAAGCACGATAAGAAGGTAGTAAAAGCACTTAACGTACTTATTGAATATTATGGAGGATATAATGCCGTGCAATCAAAACTGTAATCAAGGTCGTAACTGCGACTGCAAGAAAGATTCAAGTGTAGATAGAGCCACCGTAGTTGTAGCAACATTGCTACTTATCTGTATTGTTTCTATGGGATTTGGATTATATAAACTAATGCATGGAACTAAAGGACAAGACTGCGCTGTAGAGGTGCAATTTGGTGGTGGTGTTAAGGCAACTTACCTTGGCACTTCAGTTTAGTCGCTACTATATTGCAAAGTGGTTCAATAAAGTCGCATATATCACTTTTTTGCGTTTAATTCGTAATAGACAAAAAAGTTTGTGTTGAATAAACGGTTTAAAATTACACACAAGTCTACACTATTAGTTTAGTTTTGAACTAAAACCTGTTACTTATAGGCAACATAACTGACAAAATGTAAAGTATGCTTTACATAAGGAGAAACACATGAAAATAGAATTAATAGGCGATATAAAAGACCACCCAGATGGTAGCGGTATTGCGGAACTGGACATAGACGAAGAAGGTAAGATGTACTTGATGCAACTAGGCTTTGAAGTTTTGCTTATGCGAGGCATTGAGGCAATGAAAGAAAAGTATGCTGATATACCGACCTTATAAACTGCCTAATGGTAAACCTAACTTTGATGGTCGCATGAGGCGATTTAAATCGTTTAGCAGTAAAAGTAGAGCATTAATTAATTACATTAAAAGAAGGCGAAAATGTACACGTTAGACTACATCTTGTGTTACAAAGAGGCTTTTATACTAGGTATTGTGGTGGGGTTAATTATATCTACATACTATTCTAAATATGTATATAATAAACAAAAACATAAGGATATGTATGGCAGACATAGATGACAGATTAGCCCAGTACGCTACTGATAAACAATGGCAGTATTATAGCAAGTCTTGTGAGCTTAATTCTAATCGTGCAGCAGCCAAGTTCTTTGGTGTAACTGCTACGGTAGTTGATGTTGCTGTTAGGGGATTAAAAGCTAAGGCAGCACTAGCCGGTTATGCACCTAACCACGACATGACTAGGGCAGCACCAGAGCCGTTTATAGTTCGTGGTGTGTCTACCTACTACAATGCTGAAGGTAAGGCTAGTGGGCAATGGGTTAAAACACGGGTACAGGACAGTCAACTAGAGGAGATAGTTCGTAACTTTGTTGCAGAGCTGGCAGAAGACATCAAAGGTCTAGCACCAATGATTCCACCACCGGCAATTAGCTCTGACAACATTCTTACAGTCATTCCTATGGGCGATCCACACTTTGGCTTATACGCATGGCATCAAGACGCTGGAGATGACTTTGACTTGGACATTGCAGAGAAACTTACTTGCAGCGCAATAGACAGGCTCATAGCAAGCTCACCTAATTCACACACGGCATTACTGCTCAATCTTGGCGATATGTTTCATGCCGACAACCAAAAGAATATTACCGCCTCCGGTCACCAGCTAGACGTTGATGGTCGCTGGGCAAAGGTGCAGCAGGTTGGTCTACGTGCGATTATCTACTGCCTAAAACGATTGCTAGAGAAACACCAGAAGGTAGTCTTCCGGATCAATAAAGGTAACCACGATGGGCATTCATCTTACGCACTAGCATTGATGATTAGCTGTTACTTTCATAACGAGCCACGCATGGAGGTGGATCTATCACCATCAGTATGCTGGTACTACACGTTTGGCAAGGTGCTAATAGGCTCTACGCATGGCGATACAGTTAAGGGTAAAGATATGTTGTCTATCATGGCAGCAGACAAGTCAGAGGATTGGGGAAGGTCTAAGTTTAGGTATTGGTACGTTGGTCACGTACACCACAAAGACGTTAAAGAGTATCACGGTGGTGTGGTTGAGTACTTTAGGACATTGGCAGCTAGAGATGCTTGGCATCAAGGACAAGGCTACAGAGCTGGTCGTGATATGTGCGCTATTATCTTACACAAAGAATATGGTGAGATAGAGCGACATACCTGCGACATTGGAATGATTGAAGGATAATATTATGGCTAATAAAATTGTTATTTATAGCTCTTATAATGATGATACTAATGAATCAAAAATTAAATGGGCTAAAAATTACTTATGTCTTACTAATGAAGAAAAATTAAAATGTCTTAATGACGTTATTTTTAACTTGCAGCATGAAATAAATATTATTTCGCATATCCAAGAATCTTCATAACATTGTCTAGTGATTCTTGATCAAAAACTTCACCTTGGTGTGACATCATCATAGATCTTCTTATGCCATGTTCAGTAGCACCTTTTGCTCTTTTTTCTGCAAATAGTTTTCTCCATAAAGCATCATCTGGAACTGATACAATATTTCCACTTGCATCCTCTATTCCTCCAAGTAACCCATTTTCTAATCTTGGTATGCTTGTACCATAACTAAAATGATTCATTGCTGGAGTAACTACTTTTCCAGATACGTCAGATTGAAATATTGTTTTTCCAGAAGCTCCAGTATATAAATCTGGCTCTGACATAATTATTCGTGTGTCTTCATAAGATGGAAATCCTAATTTTTTATATTTATCAAGACCCATTTTTTCAATTATTACTTTTCTTAAATTGCCTGCACTTGATGTGCTTGTGCCTTGCAATAATTCATTAGCAATATTTTCATCTGTTACACCAGAAAAATTCTTATATGGATATGTAACTTTAACTACACCAGTTTTTGGATTTTTAACGGTATGTGGAGTATTTTGTATTTCTATATTTAATTGTCTGATAGCATCTTTTGATGGATTTAGTTTTTTTAATTGCCCAATCATTCCTTGAGCTACATGATGTGAAAAATTAATTCCTTCTGGTGCTAATGATTGATACACACCAAGCACATCTTTACCTGTGTCAGCATATTTTTCAAAGTTATTAACTTTTGATTTAGCAGCACTTAACTCACTTCCCCATCCAATATTATTATCAAAGTTTTCTTTAATAAATGGGAATTTATTACCGCCTTGTCTTTCAACTTCCATTGGTAATTCTGTATATGGGTCTACTAATTTATTACCTGCAATTTGTTGCACTTTCCCACCAGTACGTGCCATATCCCCAGCGACTGGAACTAATATTTTATTTAATAAAATTTCTGGATTAATCCCTTTTCTTTCAACAAAAGTATAATGGTCTGGACTTACAACATCACCAGTACCACTATATTTAAGCGTTTCTCTAGTATTAAATGCAGGTATTTGCATACCTTTAGTAAACTTAGTTAAAGCTGATTTTTCTGCTGATGTTAATGAATCTAAAGTTCTATTTGGATATAAGATTTCATGATATGGAATGCCATTAATATTTGGTACAGCATACATATTCATATCTGGCACAATTTTACCAAGTACACCTGTACCTGTATCAACCTGCCTTAATGCCTCTTTACCTAAATACTTAGCACCTTTTACTACACCTTTTGCTGCTGTACCGGCAAAGGGGATTGCATTAATTGGATCTAATAATATGCTGGCTGCATCTTGTATTCTTTGATCACCTAGTGACATTGATTGATAGTTAGCAGGTGCTTGTGAAACAGTATAGTTTTGTTTTGGTTTAGGAGTAATAGGCTGAAACATTTTGACAAATGGATCGCTAGATGCTTCTGCACCAATAGCACGTACTGTATTAGGTACGTTAACGTATGCATTGTTTGCCATTTGACGTAACTGTGTGCCAAGGCTGCCTAAGATATCAACATTAGATAATGGATTAGGATTATAGTTAGAGCCATAGTTGACATTATCACTAGGCTTACGTTTATTGCCTAAGACTCTATCTAAATCTTCTTGTGTTATTGCCATAACTTATCCTTGTTTATTAAATAACGCTGCTTCGTCTTTACGTCTATTGTCTAAGCCTTTTAAGACCTTGCCACCAGCTTTGTTATACTTGAGAAGACTTTGTATAGCCGTAATTTTATCCCCACGCAAAAGCGCCTGACGGAGTGTTGACCGCTGAAATGTACCAAGACCAAGATTAAAGCAGAAGCTAAGAATAGCATCGTATTCATTCTGTGAAAGTCGTATAGGTAAATAACGGGCAAGCCCTCGTTCAAATCGTGCGACATCCTTAGCCAATAACTTGTCAACTTCTTCCTCACTCCATCTACGGTTGTCTTCAGGCTTTAAAGGGTACGCTTTACGAGTAGCCATACCTTCTATGCTTGATGGTATTTTAGCCTGTTCTGGATATAAAACACTACCAACACCAATAGTCCAGAGTTTAGCCGGACATTGGTATGGTTTGTATCTAACACCTTCATGGTGCTTCAACATTTTAATTAATTCTTTACTTGCCTTCACGATGCTTTTCCCATTGACGTGAGCCAAAGTAGAAACCAATTATACTAGATACGATAGCCATTTCGTCATCAGAAAATACTAAACCCATAGCCGTTGTAAACTCAACACCAGTATAGATAGCCCAGCCAAGACCTACTATGTCTACGAGAACTAACAAGCCAACAAAGGTAAATGCAATGTATGGACGAACTCTAGCGTTTAGATCAACAGTTGATTGCGATGCCTTGTCCATGATTTTCATGTCGTGAGCATATAGTGCTTCACGTTCTTGCGTATAAGTCTGCACTTCAATTTGGTCTAACTTAATAGCCTCAATCTTTTCTTGTGATACAAAGCCAGCAGCAGCCATAGCAGCTTCACGTTCTGTCTGCAAACGAGCCATATTCATTTCATGCTTTTGGTCACCTTTCTGTTGAAAGAAACCTAATAAACTTGGTAAGGCAGAAGAACCGATGCCTAATAGACCTGATATGATTGATAACATAATTAATTTCCTAGTGGGTTTGAGGTAGCACGTTTAAGTGCTTTAAGTTGTGATTCTATTCCTTCACGGGTAGCTTTCATCTCTTCACGCACACCTAGTAAAGATGCTGAAGTTTCACGCACGTTACCATTAGTAATAGCCTTGGCTTCATTAGCTGTACCAATAGCGTTAGATACCTTCTCTTGCATAGATACAAGCTGATTTGATGTAGTCACCATAGAATCTTTAACTACATTTACTGAGGCTTGTTGTGCAGATAATTGAACCTTTAATGCATTCACTTCTGCTCGTAACTCTGCATCGTCATAAGGCTTGGCTGCCTCAATTGCTTCAGTCGCAGCTATAACACGATTGTAAGTCGTTATCCCTACGTAACCTGTCCCACCTATCGCTGGCAAGATTATTGAAAGCGTCAGAAATATTGCTTTCGGTGATAAGTTGGAGTAAGACTCCTTGATTTCCTCTAAGCTCATACGGTAACTCCTGCTGGTATGCCAATGCATCGTTCAATTGAATCTCCTGAGTTTGCATCGGCTTGTTTAAAATCTCTAGGCTCATTACTAGCCCAAACCCTTGTACTAACGTCTTTCCTGCCGGCACTTGTACTGGCGAGGTATTCTGCGTATTCCCTTGCGAGGATGTCGTTGGCGCATTCACGGTTGGCGATGGCGGTGCTTCCGCTTTTGGTGTGTCTGCCTTTGGTGCTTCTGCCTTTGGTGTTTCCGGTGGTGGAGCTTCTGCTGGAGGCGGTGCTTCCGGTGGTGCATTTGTAGGGGATGCGGTAGCCATTTCTGGAGGAGGTTCTGGCGCAAGTGCAGGTGGCTGGGGTGCAGTTTCCATAGGTAGTGATAGCGGACTCGCTGGATTTACCGGACTGCTCATGTTTGTTGGATTTGTTTGACTCTTTACGCAAGCGTCTTGTGATTGAATCCAATCGCTCCATTGCGGTTCGCTGTATGGTGTAGAGCAGACAGAAATTCTGTTTTCTGTTATTGATCCAATGAAGCCATCTTGACATGAAAGAGTCCTAATTTGAGTAGATGTTAAACAGGTTGCTGGATTTGGTGTGCATGAATTTGACACAGTTGTCCATATGCCTTCCGTTGGTTGTCCATACGGGTCTGAGCAAGTATTCGTTTTTGTTTGCTGTATTGAGCCAGAGAAGTTTTGCGGACATACTAAGTTTTGACTTTCAACAGTTGTTTGACACGTTGGAGGAGCTGGCTGACACGAGTTTGAGATCTCAAACCATCCTGAGTCAACAGGGCTGCCGTATGGGTCTGGACAGTTTTGTTCTTTCTTGTACGTGACCGTGCCGATTTGGTTACTCCCACAACTTTGCCTTTCTTCTGTTTGTGCGCTGTAAGAACAGGTTGCTGGGTTTGGGCTACAATTGTTTGAGGTTGTAGTCCAAGCTGTGTAGCTAGATGTCTGGCATTGATAGGTTCTTGTTTGGTTGATTGAACCTGAGTGATTCGGTTCGCAAGCCAAACTTTGCACTTCCTCACGGTCTGAGCAGGTAGGTACTGGAGGTTGACCACACTCAGGTATGTTAGGATAAATCTGACACGCAAGTTGCTGACAAGCCTGCATAGTCGTACCTTGAGCAACCCCAAGGCTTGAGTACACGGGCATATTATTTTCCCAAGCATTTGCATAGCAGTATGCACTAGCATTATTGCTCTTTAGAATTAGGCAGAGGAGTAATAAGCACAAAATCCTTGCCATATATTGCCTCAAACCAATCTGGATGTAAATCATACCAAGCCTTTCTAGCTGCATCACCAATAGCACCGCCTACAGGACAAGGCGAACCAGACATCTCCATAGCAACCCAGTTTTCATGGTTAGCTGCACAGGCTAACGATACTGCTGCAACCTTTAAACCACTATCACTTAGGAACTTAGCCCAACGTAACTTAACACAGTTACTATCTGTTACCATCGTGCCACCGGCTACAGAAAATATCCCACCGTTGACAGCACCACTAATACCAATACTGCAAACGTCTTGACTGAAAGCCGACATTGAAGGAGCGACAGCAGAGGACACAGGTTGACCCTTATAATTAATTGTCGTTTCATCGGCATAAACTATAGTTACAAAGAATAAAGTAATAAAAAGTAATATATGTTTCATTATCCATCCAATTCTGGTCGTTCGTTTATCTGCATTGCCAAACCTGCTTCGTCTTCAAATATGCATACCTCAGATAGATCGTCTAAAAATATTACTAGCTCACCATCAAAGATAGCCACTTCTTCTATGGTCTTGCCGACCATATGTTGAAAGTAGTCTTGCATACCAAATAGTTTATGCACGGTCATAATTAATCCCAATCAAGTCACCGGAGTCTAGCAATTCATGCGTTAGCTCGTCTTCCGCTAAACAATTGTCACAGGTAGTTTCATCGCCCTGCTCATTAATAATAAATGCTTGCCGACACTTCTCGCATAATGCAATGCGATTAATCATGACTTGTTTCACTTTATTACCCAGCCATGTGCAGCAGCGTAGGCATACAGGAACATACCTAGAGCCACCGATGTTATACCACGTAATGTCCACTTACCAACCGTAGCAAATTGCTTGTCTAGCCACTCGGAAATAGCCTCTTTGAATGCTGCTTTGTGTAGTTCTTTTTGTTCTTCTGGAGTCATGCTATTGCCCTTCATTATTTATAAAACGTGGAGCTAACAGACCTAAATTTAATAAATCTTCGTCTGATAAACGTGGGATCATTTGATATGCATTTTCAATTTTACCGCCAGCATATCCTAGATTAGTATTAATTCTTGGTGATGCAATTCCAGCAAAATGAAGTGGGTTCTTCATAACATCTTTAGCTGTAATAAAGTTTGGAAACCATGATGCCTCTTGACCAATACGTCTTGCATTGGCAGCAGTCATACCAGATTGAGTAGCTTGTACATTTTGTGGCAATACTAATGTAGCATCACTTGGGAATGACATATTATATCTTCCACCTATTTGAGCTACCTTTTGTTCGGCTTCCTGTGCTTTTTTTGCTACATCCCAAACACCGCCAGCTTGTTTGCTCATACTAGTTGCTTTTGATACATCTGCTTTATTGGCTTCTGGAAAAAATGCTTTAAAGTAATTAGCAATACCACTTTTAGCTTTGGCAATTTCATCTGCTGACAAGCCTTCAACCTTACCTAAACTCCATTCTTTTACATATAATGGATTTTTAGATCTAGCTACCTCATAACCACCTTTCATGCTAGCAGGGGCAAGTTCGCTAGCAATTGTTTTAATGGCTGATATTGGCATATTTGCTACTTTAGCTGCTCTAGAACCAATATTAGATGCTAATTTACCAGACGGAAGTTGCGTAACTCCACTAACAGGATAAACTTCTGGTGCAATACCTGCTAAACCTGATTGATTATATATCTGACCAACTTTACCTAGCAAAGTACCTGCTGGTCTTTCACCGCCATATACTAAGTCTTGCATAGTACCAAACTTACCACCTGATACTATTTTAGCAGCCTTGCTCAATAAGTCATTGTTAGGCATAGCTCTAGGTGCGTTAACATCAACTGGAGAAGGTAAAGTATCAAACGATGATTTAGGTTTAGGTACGTCTTCCCATGCTAATTCAGATGCAGGAACTGACTCCCACTCACCATATGTTTTATCAGACATATTTTTTCCTTCTCTTTGTTTGATCAGGGCTATATTCCCAAATATAAATACCTTTTTCATCTTTCAATTGCTGATTTGCAGCAGGTGCAGCAGGGGAAGTAGCTTTACTTTCCAATGGTGGAAATAATGATAATGTACGTTTTGATAAGCCTTGTCTAAATTCAGATGCAGGTCTATTTGTTCCTGTTTCCCATTGCAACTCAAGACTTTGTAATTGTCCAGCCATTAATTTTTTGTAATAATCAATTGATTGAAGTAATTGCTCTGGTGAGTTGCTTGCCATAATAGATGCCTCAACTTCTAGGCGATCACCTAAAGCACCAGCAGAACCAGTTGTTGCCTTAACAATTTCACCTGCAACAATTTTCTTAACTGCATCAAATGACGTTGGAGCAGGTACACCAAGTTCTTTATTAACCCTATTGGCAATAGAGTTAAATATACGAATATCACCATTTTTAAGAGCTAAACCAGCCTCTTCTAATGTAAACAAGTGATCTGTAGCAGTATTCATTGAGCGTTTAGTTCTACCCTCAATACCACCAGCAAATGTTTTCATTGCCTGTTGCTCTGCTGCACGATTTTGTTTATTTTGAAAAACAGCAGTTGCAGCTTCTTCTGGAGTTTTGCCAGAGTTCATTAATGAAGCTATGTTCATTATGTTAGCTTTTGCTAGTGCAGCATTTTTACCACCACCTAATGGAGGTAATGTGCCAGTTTTTAAATATAATGCAGCAGCCATAGCTTGAGCATCTTTATTTAAGAAATCTACAGCACCTTCACCAGCAGCTTCAGGTTTCCATGCAGCGCCTGTGGCAATTGCAACCCAACCTTTATCTGCACCTTGATATTCTTGCGTAATCTTTTTATCACCACTTTGAAATTCACGAGTATCACCAACTTTAAAAGTTTTAGCTTCAGGTGCTAAAGTGCCTTCAATTAAATCAATTTTATTTGTAGTTAAATCACGTTGATATACTTGACCACGATTTGTTGGTAAGTTCATTGCTGCAACTTTTTCTGGAGTTAAAATTTCAGTCCCAGCTTTTGCTTTAGTAGCATAAGTTAAATAGTCTTTAATATCCAAAGCGCCTGATTTTAATCCCTCTTCAATCATTTTATTTGGATCGTAATATTTTTCTTCAGTAACTACTGGAGCAGGAAGTTGAGTTTGGAAGTTTGGAACTTCTGCACCGGCAATAGGAGCTACAGGGACTTGCTCAGTAGGTTGCATAACAACTTCACGAGTTGCATTAGGTTGACCAATTCCGGCTCTAAATGCATCTTGTGCTGCTTGTTGTTTTTGTTGACGTTGCATCTCAGTAATCTTTTGCTGAGTTTGCCAGTCTTGTAAAGCAGTATCATAGACACCTTGTGCGCCTGTCATACCTGCCTGTAGTGACTGACCAATGATACGACCAAGCCCTAAATTTTGATTCTTAGGCGCTGCTAGATAGCCTAAAACAGCATTGGCGATACCAGTAGTTGCTGCACGACCTTTTAATTTGTCTACAGCCTCCTGACCAAGTAATCCACCCATATACTCTGGTGGTGTTGTACCAAATCCACTTAAATAATCTAATAATCCGTTTGCCATAATTTATCCTAACAAGCTAAAATTTGTTTCTCTGCGTTTAGGCAATGTGTAGCCATATTTTCGCAATTCATCATAAATATCACCAGTAGGAGCTTGACCAACTTTAATGCTACCACTAGGTGCTGATTGTAATGGTGTTGGTTGATACATAGAAGCTACTTGTGCTGCACCTTTAAGATTATCAATTGTTGCTAAATCTTTTATGTTGCCAAACATAGTATCAAAAGTTCCGGCTGCTGGTACACCTGAGTTTAATGCCGTTAAGCCTCCTGCACTAGGAGCATTGGAAAACATAGCAGGGGCAAATGATGATGCTTCTGTTGCTATTGGTGCACCAGTTATAGGATTAAACGAGTTAGCCATGCCAATCTCTGCGCTGTATGGAATCATAGTATTAGCAGCTAATGAACCTTCAGCAATCGTAGGAACTGCTAAACTTGCACCAGTACCGGCAGAACCTGTAGCGCCCAATAATCCACTAGCACCTTGTGAACTAGTAACACCACCAGCAGCACCGCCAATACCACCAGCAGCATTCATTAATCCACCACCAACACCGCCCATTGCACCACCTAAAGCAGCACCTTTAAGAATGCCACCAAGACCTTTGCCTTGCAGTAATTTTGTACCGCCACCTACGGCAGCGCCTATCATCATCGGAACGGCTAATTGACCCATACTAAGCTCCCTTTACCTTGCCAACAACGTAACAGATAGGCTCTATAATTGCACGATAGATACGACCTAGTGGATCACGCTTCTTACCACGCATCTCTTTCCACAAGTCAGCAGTACGGTGACGAGCAATATGCTCTGCAACACGTTTTACAGCGTTTCTAAGCGCATTTGGTGTACCGTTGAAGGCATAGGCTACGACAGGTAAGAATAATGTGTGATAGCCCTTCTCAATGGTCTTAGCATTCTTCATGTTAGCAGAATGTTGTAACCAAACAGCTTGACGGAATGAACCAAAGCCATAAGCCTCATTCATTGCGGTACATACTATTTTACCACTACTACCGCTACTTGTAGTGCTAGAACCTTGAGGTGTACCAGATAAATATTGAGCGTATTGATTAAGTTTAGCAGTAGGCAAGTTCTCGTTGTAGTTGAAACGATTAATGTCTGCCTGTAGTGCTGTGTTGGCATAGTCTTCTTGCGCTTGACCAGTTTTAAGTAATTGATTGATGTCTGTGTAATCAGCGTTAGCCAATGCAGGTGCGCCCATTGCAGCAGCTTCTTGTCTACCACGTTCAGCAGCATAGTTTTGATAAGCTAAATCACCATACTTGTTAGCCAATGTGTTTGATAAAGTATTAGCAGCACGGTTTTGAATATCAGCACTTACACCAGAGCCATAACGACCAGCCATTGATGCGCCACCTTGGGCAGCTTTAATTGCATCCATGTAGGTTTGTGTTGCACCTTGTGATGCACCGGCTAGGGCTTGGTTAAAGTATGGGTTATTTTGTAGGTATTGACCGCTAATTACATCTTGTTGTTGTTGCTGTGCTGCCGGTAATAATGGATTGCCTGCCATAGCACGATTGCCTGCTGCCGTTAAAGCTGCTTGAGTATTGGCTGAAGGATCTACATAAGTTTGACCTTGGTAATAACGAGGACTAGCACCGCCATAAAGATTTTTTGCTTCTTGTAGACCAAACTCAACATATGGCTTTAATGTTGGATCAATGGTGGTTTTAGATGTCTGTGTCTGACCACCGCCACCACCGCCTTCTAAAGTCATGCGTTTGCCTACTGGTTTGAATGCTAACTCTGGCAACATATCTAAGTGATTGTATTTCATGTAATGCTCCTAAATGCTTAATTCCCAATTTCTTGGTCTGAATCCTAGTTGTTTTGCTCTCGTTTCCCATCCACTTCTCATAGAAGAAAACGTCACTTTTTTGCAGTTGCCTTGTTTAGCAATGCTCTTGGCAAACTCAAGTCCAAAGGATAAATCATCAGGGTTGCTTGAATCTAACCATGCTGCCCAAATGTGCATCTCTACACCGTTAGGCTGTAATACAATAAAACCTTTCTTTTCTGGCAATATCCATAACATAGAGCGTTGCTCGTAGCAGTCGCAATATATGTCTTCTGCAAGCCATTCTGAATGACCTTTAGCACGAACCTTCTCAAGACCCATACGAACCCACCACCAGCAATGTCTTAGTTCGTTAGGCTGTACATATGAGAAGTCCATTATGCAATCACCACATATTGGTAAGTTAAATCAGTAATGCTTGATGATGGATGTGCAATTACAGCCGAACCCTTAGACCTTGATATAACATATGGCGAATTAAATATATTAGTTGTAAAGCCATCAGACGATACATAATTCATAGTAACAATAGCACTAGGTGTAGTTGGTCGTGTCGGGCTAGTCTGTGCTGCTTTGGCATCAATAGTAACTAACACGTTAGTAGTAGACCACATAATCTGTATGTAATCATCTTTTGCTAAGTCTATAAAAAAGTTCATTGCAGCAATAACATGGTATGGGTCAGTAGCATTCTTACGTGGTGCTAAACCAAATGCGCTATTAGATTTAGGTATATCAGTACCATTTTTTCTAAACCAAATACTTACGTCTTGTGTAGCATTATCTATGTTAGATAACTGCAAACTAAACTGTACGTTATATAGACCAGAGTAAGCTACTTTTAATTGTGACCCACTTACTACAGTTATGCCATTTTCGGAATCAATAGTATTTAATGTAATAGGATAGGCAGTCGTTGTATTTGCTGCTGATTGGTCTGTATCATCTTGCCATGCGCCATAAGGTAATGCAATATTAGATGCACTAGCCGTAGTTGGAGCAAATAATATAACTGAGTCATAACCAATACGCTCATCATACAAAGTCGTAGTAGTTGTGCCGGTTGCTAGTGTTATTGTACCAGTATTGTTAGACTTACCTTCAACCAAATTGTTTACTACCTCGGATATTTCACGAGGTGTAGAACCTGATGGGTTGAGCTTACGATACATTATCTAGTCCCTTGTGGCGATACATCAATATCAATACCAATGGCATTAGACCAATTGCTACCAGTAGGAATTACTGATAAGCGATGGTATTTACCACTACTGCGTAATGATACACGATTTTCACTACTTGCTGCTGTATATGAACCTAACTGTGGTACTGCGCTCAAAAGCATCCTAGACGCTATAGCAACACTCCCAGAGCCATTATCTACTACTGGTCGTGCCAATGTAACCACGGAGGTTGCTTCGCTTCCTATGTCACCAGTTGTTAATGTAGCTGTAGAGTTAGCACCAGTAAAAGTTACTATCTTTGTAGTCCTAGCACCGGCAAATAAGAACTTACCGCCTGTCCATAATGCGTCATCTAAAGAAGTAGTCAATGTGTCCATGTTGCCGAATAAATCTAAGCCTTCTAATGTTATGCCGGCAGAAGCAGAACTAGCCACAACATCAACGTCAGTCGTACAAGATGACCACTTCTGTACTTGCCAGTTATAGATAAGCAATGTGTTTTGTGCAAAGTTATCAATGAACTTCCAAACTACTATCTTGCGAACTGGGTCAATCGTTGCTGACATTGAGGTAAGTTTTGATTGGTTTACATTAGCATAGAACCATGCATCTACCTTTTGTGTACCAATGGCAGTTACTGTAGAGCCATCACATGAATAGAATCCATCTGCACCTAAGAAGTAAGTCATAGAACCATATTGCACAACAGAGTTACCTTCTGCACAACCAACACCACGACTAATTGTGTCAAATTGGAAAAACAACGGTGAACCAATATAAGACATACGAACAATAGCACGGTCTAATAGTATTAAGCCAATCTCACCACCGGTCAAACCAACAATGTTGCCACCATCAGCCACTATCTGAAAATCAGATTGGCTTGCACCACCAGATGTCCAGTTTGCTTCATCGTTAATATTAGACCATTGAACTTTGTTTGCATTTGTTCCAGAATCTAAGTGAGCAGCTACTACAAAGTCACGAACAACAGTTACATATTTTGCTATTGGTGCGCTTGCATTTAAATCAGCAAATAGCGAACTTACCCCTATAGTATAGCTTTGCAATTTATCATTATTGTTTGCTGCAATAATAGTATCGCCAAACTGAGTAAAGTTCCATTTATTCACACCGGTATAATTACCAGTTTTAGATACGTTATCCATGCTCAAGTCAGCACTATCTAATTTGAATAGTTTAGTAGCACCACCGGCAAATATGCTTGTTGTCGTACTAAACTTACCAGCAAATACATTGTTAAGATTTTCACTTGCAGCAGCAGAATAGTCTACGGCTAATGGGAATGGGTTATAGCCTAGCGCAGTTGGTACTACATTCTGTGCAACAGACAAGTTCTCAGCAACACCTGCTAAGTCTGGAGTCCATTCTGTAAATGCTATACGTTGGGTAGCCATAGTGTTCCTTTATAAAATAGGCTAATAGCCAAGGTAAATTATATACCCTAATAAACCGCCTAGTGTAGTGGCTACTGCATCCCATACATCTGGAGTGTGTGTGTCTTGGTGCAAGTAATCGTAAATCTCTTTGCCAATAGCTACAACAACAGCAAATAACAAACCGCAACCAAATAATTGACCGATAGCAAATAGAATAACCCCACCTAGACAATGATATATTTTGTCTGATGGGATATTGTTTAGAAACGCTAAGATTTTCTCTATCATTATTTATTCTCTAACACATCTAATCTTGCAGTTAATTCTTTAATTGCTGCTACTAGTAATGGAATAACATCGGTATATGCTACACCTAATGTACTTAACTCATCATCTTGTATGTTTACAGCTTCAGGCAATACTGCTTGAACATCTTGAGCAATTAAGAATGCACGACTAACACCTTGTTCATCCTTTGTATACCTACCAGTAACGGCACGTAATGTTGATACTTTTTCTGCTGCATTTTCAATAGGTTTTAAATCAGTTTTAAGTCGTTCATCTGAATTGGCTAACCAAGCTGTACCGCCAGTTGCCATATATACACCTACGCTGTTTTGATTGTAAACAACCATACTGCCAGCACTATTCGGACCAACTCTCCATGTTGTTCCTGTAGCACTTGAGTTTCTTAAAGTTAAAACACCTTCTTGACCGCCATAATTTTGAAATGAATGTGTACCGGCAAGAAATGTGCTAGTAGTTCCTACCAACAATTGACCACTAGCATCTAGTGTCATTGGTTGAGTAAATGAAACAGTAGCTCCTGCTGTGCCTGCTGGAGCTGTGTACCAATAATGTCCACCTTGATATTGCTGATATAGTGTTGCATAACCTGTTGCAATATAAATGTTATCCAAAGAGGAATTAATATACGAATTTGCCATCATGCCAGCGTTACTACTGGAAGTTGGAGTTCCCCATAAACTTAATGAATTGCCAATTTGTTGACCTACAAATCCGCTACCCCAAGCACTAGGATTTACACCAAGACCTAAATTTCCACTAGCATTCTTAATTAACCCACCATTTCCAACATTTAGCGTATCTGAGCTTGCGTCACCTAAAATAGTGTTGCCGGTAGTTGTTAATGCAGTAGCAGTAGTAGTGCCAGTAACAACAAGGTTACCACCTACTGTAAAGTTATCTGCATCTGTACCAGCTTGTTGGTCTTTAAGTTGTGCCATCAATTCACGTATAGCGTTATTAATGCCAGATGGCGCACAACCCTCGGCAATATCAATACCACCAATGTCGGTATTATTTGCTGGTGTTGATGAAAACTCACTTATCTTATTCTTAGCCATAATTTATCCCTTTAAAAGCCATGTATTACTATTTGCTGGTGTATCTGTCCATGTGTTTGATGTTACCGATGTATCTGTCCAAGTATTGCTTGTTACTGGTGTGGCTGTCCATGTATTTGCCGTAACATTTGTGTCTACCCATGTATTTGCTGTTACAGGTACTAGTGTCCAGTTATCACCTAACTTTGTCCCATTAGCAATAACAGTAGCATTACCTGTAATGCCGCCTATTCCGTTCCATATTGCTCTACCGTTAGCAGTTACTAAAGCAAAGCCATTAATATTAGCATCTGCGCTGTACTCAACACCACCAAGAGCTGTAACTGTAGCAAGCCCGACTACCGAGCCTGATGCGTTTCTAGTTCTTACGGCATTACTTGTAACAGTTGCACTACCGTTTATTACACCAGCAGCAGTTCTTATTCTAAATGCACTAGATTGTACTGTAGCATTGCCTATTATTACAGCATTTGCACTATAAATAACGCTAGAACCGCTAGAAACGCTTGCCAAGCCATTTATACTACCAGAACCTACTCTTACCCTTACTGCCTCTGCAATAACAGTTGCTAGACCATTTATTTGAGCAGAATTTAGTCGTGTTCTATTTCCACTAGCAGTAACTGTTGCATTAGCGACTATTATAGCATTTGCGCTACTAATTTGATTTGCATTAGCAGTAATAAGTGCATTCCCATCAATACTAGCAGTTGCTAATAAAAGCTGATTAGCTAATGCACTAAATGTGCCTTGAGAAAATGCTGATATTCCAAACATAAGTTATCCGATTAAAGATAATTGCGTTTGGTATGCTTCCACTACTTCAGGTGTCCAAGCTACATTGCAGATAGCAACAACATTCTCAGGAATATCTGTTAAGTCTGATGCTGGTATTAGTGAGCTACGGTGATAGGTTTGTGATAGCTGTACACCATTTTCTAATATGCGAGTAACTTCACGATATAAAACTGTACCGTTTTCTGTTACTGTTATTTGGTCAATCTTTGTTTCTTTTGATAATGCCATTTAAATTTCCTTAATGTCGTACTACATTAATATGGTGTAGTTAAATTAAACCTGATAAGAAAGAGTGCCACAAACATTCCAGTTAGTTCCGCCCATATATGCGCCTACTGCTGTCACAATTAACATTTGTGTTGCTCCTGATAAATAAGCTCCACCACTTGTGCCAACTACTGCTATTTCTCTAGCTAAACCGCCAGATGTATTAATAGTGCCAGAAAATGGAAGTCCATTTATATAAATAGCTGTTGACCCTGTGCCGTTATTTGTTATGTTGTATTGAAATTGAAGTATAACTAAACCACCAATTTTTCTATATTGACCAGCAGAAGTAACTGTTGTAATTGAACCTGCATATGCAACTACAGAAGGTGTCCAAGTACCTTCCTCATAATCATCTAAGCAGTTAGCGTTTGATGAAGCAGATTGTGTAGCTGGGAATGTAATGCCTACACCTGTTGCTGATGTTGTACCGCCTTGTAATGCAAGATTACCATTAGTATTAAGTGTCATTGCTGTAGTAAATGTAACTGCATTACCTGCATTGCCATTTGGCGCTGTTGACCAAATGTGTGCGCCATCATATTGTTGATAGGAACTTGCAAAATCATTGACTATATACTTATATCCAGTAGCTGAATAATATGTGTTTGATAATACATAAATTGAAACATCATCAGTTCCGCCAGCATATCCAGCAAAACTAGCACCATTAGGCATTTGTATTGCTTTAAATGAACTTAGCCAAGGGCTAGGAGTAACACTCAACCCAACATTGCCTGCTGAGTCAATACGCATACGCTCCGTACCGCCAGTAGTACAAGCTACTGTATCAGCAGCAGGGAATAGTATGCCTGTATTGGTATCACCACTTGTTGTTATAGCAGGTGCAGCAGCAGAGCCAGCAGAGAATGTGGCTACTCCACTAGCACTAATAGTAGTAGCAGCAATGGTAGAAGGTGTTGTAGCACCTAGAGTGCCGTTTAGTGCGCCACCAGTAACAGTTGGTGATGTGAGCGTCTTGTTGGTAAGTGTTTCAGTACCTGCTAAAGTAGCAAAGTCACCATCTGAAAGAGCTGTATTGAATTGTGCTGTTGTGCCAGTTAAAGTATTGCTGGCTAAGTTGATTGTTTTATTGGTAAGAGTCTGTATATCGTCTATGGTTACAGATTTGCTAGCAGGATAGGTACAGAATACATTTTTAATGCCTGCGCTAAACGATATGGCAGAGCCTGTAGATGATGCAAGTAATGTAGTCCTTGCTAACGTACCAGCACCTACTGTGCCAATACCTACTTCCCACTCTGTACCGCCTACAATAGCGTAGTAAGTTGTGTTGCCATTACCAACTGCGCTAGAGAATGTAGCAAAGCCACTATTAGCACCATCAAGCGTAAACGTGCCAGTACCAGTAGTGGTTGATGTTTCTTGTACACGGTCTTTGACTATAAGAGCCATGTTTTATCCTATGATAATGTTACTGAAAGACTGCCTGACGCAATCTTAAATATATCGCCTACATCAATTGTTTTAGATACGTCTAATGGAGTGTGATATAGCAAGTTACCAGTAGTTAATGCATCGTATAGACCAATCCAACCAACTGTACCCCATGCCACGGTACATTGTGGGAATGTGCAGTCTGCGTTAGATAGACTAGCACCGTTAGATGGTGCAGCAAATGTTACTGCTGTACGAGCATAAGAGCCACCAGATACTTCTGTACCGCTACCGGCATCGGTAGGGTCGCTAGTAAATAGTGCGACATAGATTGTTGTTGGTGCTGTGTAAGCTGTGCCTCGTAACGTTACATTAATCAGCGCATTTTCTAGGTAATTGGACATTTCTGACATAATAATTCCTTTATCGTGTTGCTATTGAGATTGCAATTGGTGAACCAGCATACTCGCCTTGGTCATCTGATACGGTTAAAGCATTTACACCACGGTCATATAATGATGCCCATGTTTGTAGACGTGAGTCATTCATAATGTATGGCTCTGCTTCACCCAATGCACCATAAAGCAACAAGTCTGGGCATATAGCCATAAATGCGTTAGATGGCACGGAGCTACTTAAAAATACTGGTGCAGCGTAATACAACATACTTAGCGTGTAGTTGCTATCCGGTATTGGAGCTAGTTGAAACTCTTGAGCTAGTACGGTGTATTGATGTGGTAAACCTGTATCTGTAGTACGAGCGTTACGGAATAGTGCGCTAGGTGACTGATACTCTAATGTTGCTGCTGGGTTTGTTGATACGTGTAAATCACGCATCTGCAAGAAGTCTGATGGTAGCTCTACTGTAGAGTCACCGGCTGTTGCAGTTGTTGTTACTACCTTGAGCATTTGGCGAATACGGAGTTCTCTACGTAAACGTGTTTCAGCAAGCCTGATAAAGTCAGGAATCATTGCCGTTAAGTCACTACGAGCAAGATAGCTGGCAATCGTAGTCTGTAAATCAGAGTAATTTGTCAATGCCATTATATGCGCCCTGCCCTTGTTCTGAATGCCCTATTGTCGGGATTGTTTAACCATTCGTTAAATCGTTTCTTATCTATTACTGCAAAGCCTCGTGTTATGCCTTGCTTTTCTAATTCTGAGAAAACTGTAAGCGGTATTGATGCTACCTTGTTACTAAAGGCATCGTTGCCCCATGTCTTACGTTCGTCTTGAGCAGCGTACTCACGCTTGTTCATCTCAAGTATATTTGTAATGTCTTGGCTTTTAGCTATAACTAATTGGTCACCGTTATCAATAAACGATGTATTGGTAATGCCGTTGGATATTGTATTACTCATAAGACCTCGTAATGGGGGAGAGTTTCCCCTCCCCACATATCTAACTAACTACTAGGTTAAGTCAGCGATAATACCGTGTGCTGCTTGGTTTTTAACTTCTAATGTGTACTCTACCAATAGTTGAGTTACATCAGCGTCACCAGTTTTGGCAAGCTCATTAGTTTGGAATGGGCGCAAGTAAGATACAGCAGCCATTTCAGGGTCTAATAAGAATGCTACGTCATCACCGTCTGCATTAGGAATGAAACGGTTAGGCACGATAGAGATAGTACCAAAGTCAGAAACATAAACGTCTGCTGCACCGATGATGGCTGCTTGGACATTGTTAGGTACATCTTTAAAGCGAGTAGCGATACCGGCAAATGTAGATGCAACTACTTTTTGTGCTGGAGTTACCATCAAGATTGTTGGTGAACCACCGTTAGTGTAAGTAGATTGGATTACTGTGTTTAAGATAGTGCTAGTGAAAGCACGGTCTGTACCAGTTACACGAGCAGTAGTACCCAAAGAACCAGCAGTACCAGAAGTACCACCAGAGTAGTTTGAGCTTAACCATGTTTGTAAGCCACCTAAAACACGAGCAGTTGTAGAGTCACCAGCAGAAGCAACTTGGTTGCTTAATAGGATAGCTTCCATGTCACGTTTGATTTCGGCAGAAGCCTTAGCCAATTGGTATGCTTTTTCTGATTTACGACCAGCTTTGTTTACAGTTTCCAAAGTACCAGAAATTTTAATGGTTTTTTGTGAAATTTGTGTACGGTTACCAACACGAGTAGTTGGAGAGATTGTTGCATCAGATGCAGTAGCGCCCTCAACAACAGCGTTTGATACGTTAACAGCAGATAAGCTGTCAGTTTGCCATTCGTGGTATACAGCAGTAGCTGCGGTTTTACCAACAGATGTCATAAATGGTGTATCTGTAGGTGAGATGTTGTAAATAACATCAGCCAAGTCTTCACGTTGACCGATGCTGGTATAGGTTTGATATGTTGCCATGATAATTCCTTAAATAAAGTTTTCAAAGACAGATGCAGCGTCACGCACCTTGCCTGATTTTTGTAATTGAGCCATAGTCTTTTTAGCTTGGTCAGTATTTACAGATGTATTACTGTTACCAGACTTAATAGTCTTAGGCGGTTCACTAACCCTCTTGTTTAGTTGAGGCTTAGACTGTTGTAATTTGTCGTACTGCATTGCCTTATACAATGCCATAACGTGCCGAGCATCTCGTACTGCTGATAGCTCTTGGTCTGAGAATCCTAAGTTCTTTGCAAACTTACGCAAATCTGATCTTAG